ATTTGAGTTGATCGAGATGCTAGACAAGATGGCTACGGCTGATCCACAGGCTCAACAAGCGGCTCAGATGCAACAACAATTGGCTATGCAACTGGCTCAAGCACAGATTGCTGTCCAAACTACTCAAGCAGAGCAGAACAAGGCTGAAGCGCAAAAGTTATTGACTGAAGCGCAATTGATGCCTATTGAGTTGCAAGCAAAGAGTATGGCGGCTAACACCAAGAACCTCCCAACTGATGACGCTTTGGCTTCACGAGAGTTTGATAAGCGGGTCAAGATTGCTGATTTGATGCTAAAAGAAGCAGATATTCAGAATAAGGCGAAGATTGTTGAAAAACAGATGGCTAGACAATGAATACAGAACTTCAGAAGTACTATGAAGAGAGATTTTCCATGATGTCCACTCAAGGGTGGATAGAATTGATGGAAGATGTTGACAAAATGATAGAGCCTTTGAATAATATCTCAACAATTGCAGACGAAAAAAGTTTACAATTCAGAAAAGGCGAGTATTCAATACTAATTTGGCTGAAGAACTTGAAACAAGTCAGCGAAAGAGCATTTGAGGACTTAAATGAGAAGAATGTATGAATTTGCCTGTATAAACGGGCATAAGACAGAAAGATTTGTTGATTATGAGTTAACAAGTCTTGTGTGTGATTGTGGTGAGGAGACTCATCGCATTTTATCTGCACCAGCTTTTAAGCTAGAAGGGTGGTCTGGGACGTTTCCATCAGCGCATGGAAGGTTCGAGAAAAGTCACTTAGATAGATTAAAAGCCGAGCAGAAACTCAACTCATAAGCAATTATGCCGAGTTGAATCTCCTACAACCGAACAACGGCAGGAAAAGGAAAAAGTATGTTGATTGATGATGACAAAGAAGAGTTGGGTGAGTTAGAGATCGAAGAGCATAAGATTTCGCAAAAGCCTGAACTTCCTGAGAAATACAGGGATAAAAGTTTAGACGATATTGTGCGAATGCACCAAGAGGCTGAAAAGCTAATTGGAAAGCAAGCACAAGAAGTAGGCGAGGTCAGAAAGCTAGCTGATGAACTCATCAAACAGAACCTTGGTTCACGACAACAGACTAGACAGGAAGAGCCTGAAGTAGATTTCTTTGAGAATCCACAGAAGGCAATTCAGAGGACTGTTGATAATCACCCCGACATCCAAGCGGCTCGCATGGCGACTATTGAGATGAAAAAGGCACAAGTTCAGCAGAGGTTAGCGCAAGAGCATCCCGACTTTGGAGACATTGCCAGAGATCAGGACTTTGCAAATTGGGTGAAGTCTAGCCCTGTTCGCATTAGAATCTTTGAGCAAGCCGATGCTGGATATGATTTCGACTCAGCCAATGAATTGCTATCTACCTATAAACAGCTACGTTCTGTTAAACAGAAGCAAACGAGTGATGATGGCGAGGTAACTCGCAAGCACAACTTAAAAGCAGTAGGTGTTGATGTAGGTGGTTCTGGTGAATCATCAAAGAAAGTATACAGAAGGGCTGACCTTATTCGGCTCAAAATGCAAGACCCAACTAGATATGACGCTTTAAGTGATGAAATCATGCAAGCCTATCAAGAGGGTCGGGTTCGTTAAACTTTAGGAGATTTAATTATGGCATATCCAACACCAGCGGTTACAGTAACAACCGCAGACAAATTCATCCCAGAAATCTGGTCAGATGAAATCGTAGCCGCTTACAAGAAAAACCTTGTATTGGCTAACATCGTAATGAAGATGAACTTCAAGGGTAAGAAGGGTGATGTAGTACATATTCCCGCACCTACCCGTGGTAACGCTTCAGCTAAAGCGGCATCTACTGCCGTGACTCTGATTGCCGATACTGAGACAGAAGTTACTGTTAACATTAACAAGCACTTTGAGTACTCACGTTTCATTGAGGACATCGTTGAAGCACAAGCCTTGAACAGCTTGCGCCAGTTCTACACTGCTGATGCGGGCTATGCGCTTGCCAAGCAAGTAGACACTAGCTTGATCCAGTTGGGTCGTGTTGCTAATGGTGGTTCTACAGGCGCACAGTACGGCTCTGCCTTCATTGGTGGTGACGGCACTACAGCCTTTGACTACACAGCAAACACCAATACTGGTAATGCTTCTGCCCTGACTGATGCGTCTATTCGTCGTACTATTCAGCGTTTGGATGACAATGACACTCCTATGGATGGTCGCTTCTTTGTTATTCCTCCCTCAAGCCGCAATACGTTGATGGGTCTTTCCCGTTACACAGAACAGGCTTTTGTGGGTAATGGCAATGCAATCCGCACTGGTGAAATCGGCAACCTATATGGCATCCCCGTGTTCACATCTAGCAATGCTGACTCTGCATCTGCAACTGCTGCTTTCCCAACAAGCGGTTCTGCTATTGCTCGTGTCTGCTTGATGGGTCATAAGGACGCTATGGTTTTGGTTGAGCAAGTGGGCATCCGTTCACAAACTCAGTACAAGCAAGACTACTTGGCTACCTTGTTCACATCGGACACTTTGTATGGCGTTGCCGCATTGCGTAGTGCCGCTACAACTGGTGCAGCTTTGTCTTCTTCCATGTTTGCCTTGGTTGTTCCTTCTTGATAACAACCTTTCCCCTCGCCTTCGGGTGGGGGGTTTTTTACATTAAGGAGATAAATTATGGCAGCAGCAACAGCAGTCGTTTCCCGCAGGGGTAATGACCAATTCCGTGGTCTATTTACAGACACTTGGGATGTTACTTGTACCCTTGATAGCGCATCAGTACTTACTACTGCAACCGCTACGGATACAGTTACAGTTCCAGGCGTTGCTTTGGGCGACATGGTTATCGGTATGTCTGTTGGCGTTTCTGAGGCAGGTTTGGTTCGTAGAGCCTATGTTTCAGCCGCTAATACAGTTACTATCGTGACTTACAACCCTACAGCAGGTACTGTAGATTTGGCATCAACTACATTGACCTTAATTATTGGTCGTGCAGTTTAATAAAAGGGGGCTAATACCCCCCTTTTTTTGGAGTTTTTATGGCTACTTTTCGTTGTTTACAGTCGGGAAACACAGTAACTTTCACCTATCAACATGATATTGATAGCATGAAAGGTCATCAAGGATACGTTCTTGTTGAGGAAACTCCAAAGAAAGTTGAAGACAAACCCAAGTTGGGCAGACCAAAAAAAGAGGTTTCAAATGTCGGAAATTGATCCAAGAGAATTTGGTAAGCTAGAAGCCCAAGTTGAGGCTTTACAAGCAGAAGTCCATGCACTTCGCCAAGATATTAAAACGCTTTTAGAGATGGCTAACAAATCTAAAGGTGGCTTTTTCGTAGGAATGGCTATCGCCTCTGTTGTTGGCGGTGTCATTTCTTTCATTGCAACCAAGCTAGTTCGATAAGGATTTATATGCCACAAGTTGGAAACAAGAAATTCCCATACACAGAAAAAGGCGAGAAAGAAGCCAAAGAGTATGGCAAGAAGAAATCTATGCCCGTTACTGTAATGATTGCTATTGGTAAGCCTAAAGCTATGCCTACCCGTGGTGGTCGTACTGCTACCAACATGATGAAAAAATCCACAAGGGGTAAATAATGGCTTCTTTAACTTCTCCTGTTACCCTCCTTAGTGCCGTTGTTGCCACAGGCGCATCAAAAGCAGTTCAAGCTGACGCTGGTCAACCCGCATTCCTTCAAGTTTCAGGCATTACATCCGCTACTGTTGCTTTGCAAGGCAGTCTGGATGGCACAACATACTCAACGATTGGTACAGCCTTAACTGGTGATGGCATTATTACTGTGGCAAATGCGCCCATGTATCTAAGAGCCAATTGCACAGTTTATGTAACTGGAACAATCACTGCCAAGATAATGTATTGATATGAAAAAGACCAAAGCAGAAGCAAAAATCTCTAAGGTCTACAAAGAGTTTAAGGCGGGAACGCTTCACTCTGGCAAAGGTGGCCCTGTGGTCAAGAAACCTAAACAAGCCATTGCTATTGCTTTATCCGAAGCAGGTATGTCAAGGAAGAAGAAATGAAACAAGGTCTTTACGCTAATGCTATGAAAACTTGTTTTTGTTGTAAAGACTCATTTGATACAACTAATTTCTTTAAGCACAACCAAACTGCGGATGGTTATCATAGTTGGTGTAAGCAATGTTGCAATAAAGGCAATCAAAAATCTAGAGCAAAAGTTAACTCTACAATAGAGGGTAGGGCTAAAGTATTTCTGCAAAATGCTAAGAAATCGGCACGATCTAGAC